TGCTAATCTACTTCTAGCTCTAGTATCTATTTTATCTGTTGATGAATTAATAGTAAATGGCCCTAATGTAGAACTTGTTTGAGTATCAGCAGGATATCTTCTTAATAATATAGTTATCTTTGCATTTCCATTTAAATATTTAAAATCTGGTATAAATCTTCTTATTTTAATAAAATATTGTCCATCTCCATCGGCATCTAAATCAAAATCACCTGATTGTATGTATGCAGGTATTGCGTTTATAGTTCCATTAGCCATAACTTCATTTTGACCTACCTCATGGTTAAAAACATAAGTAGCACCATTAGAAACTCCTTGTATAATTGGCGAAGTTGGAGCTACAGAAAGATCAAATTTAGTTGCTATAGGATCACTAAATACTTTTGACTCAGTATAAGCAGTTCTTCCTAAAGTATTAGTATACCAACTTCCTTCTTCATAATTATAAACTACGCATCGGTTTACATAATTTGATGTTGAGGCAGCATAAAACCAATATATTTCAGAATATAAACTATTAAATGAAGCATATGTTAATTCACTTCCAGAAGAAAAGTTAAATCCAGGAGCACCGTCATTTGTAGTAAAAACAAAATCTTCAACTAAAGAATTTAAGTTTTTAACTGTACCATCAAACATAAAAAATCCACCAGAGTTTCCTATCCAATAAACTGCACCGTTTGCATAAACAATTGAATGTTGACCAACACATCCACAATTGGAACCAACTTGTCTAATACTAAATGTAAAAGGTGGTCCTACAAACTGCATTAAATACGCTGAAGTATCTGTAAGGATTAAAATGTAATCTTTTGCTTTAGCTGCCCCTACAATTTTAGTACCACTATCTATTCTAAAAGATCCTGCAGTATTTACAGAAGTTGCCGTATAATCAGTTAAGGATTCTTGATCCGAGAATCTTATAAACATTTTATCTTGTGTACTAGGTGAACCTATACTTGTTTCTGTTCCTAAAATAATTAAATGTCTATCTCTGTCCGATACTATACTCATTAATGACTTTGTTGGAGCTCCAGCTAAAATTTGAGCTCTTGTAGCTATACCAGCTCCATCGTTAGGATCCCAACTAAATGTAGCACCATTTTTAATGGTTGCAATTAACAATTCACCATAATTATCAAAAGACCAACTACCCGGATCTAAAACAGCGCTTGAAGTTGCTCTAGGAGTTCCCCATGTAGATCCTCCCCATAAAGCTGTACCCCAACCATAACCAAAAGCTTGTAACAAAGGACCTATTTTATAATATGGTAAACTATCTAAGGTACCATCATTAGTAGCTCCCGTACCTGTTTCTGCCGATGACATCAAGATTGTAAACGTAGTAGTTGTTGGTGCTAATTGTACTTCAAATAAAACATCATCAAAATCTGCAGCCACATAATCAGTATCTGGAGATGTAAAAGATCCTGCATTTTCAAAAGTTAAAATATCACCAGGTTCAAGATTATGGGGGCTTGGTGTTGTCACAGTTACGGTTTGTGATCCAGTAGTCGTGGTTATGTTACAACTAGTCCTTGCAAGTGAACTGTCTAAAGGAGTTATATCATAATAATCATCACCGTTATAAATGTATAATATTTTATTAGTTCCGATAGCTAGGTATCTACGACCATCTAAATCTGACCAACTATGTAATTCTCTAGTTGCACCAACAAGTTTTTTATCCTTAATTTCTTGCCAACCACCTATTTTTTCAGGCATACCATATCTAAAACGAACATAGTCACCATCTACCCATTGGTTTTCGGCTCCTGAGTCTGATGCTTGTTTATTAAATCCTGGTGCAAAATTTACTTTTGTTAATGGCATATTTGAATTATACACCATAAGCACATATCTATAAAGATTGAGATCTTATTTTAGTTGCTGAAATAGCTTGGATTTCTTTAGGTAATTCTATCTGTTCTATTTTATAACCAACATCTCTTCCATAACAAATATTTGTAATATTAGGAGCTTGAATTACTTCAAATTTACCTCTGTATTCTCTCAAAGCATATTTAATTTTCTCCTTTACCTTTTCAAAATCATATGGGTTGTTTTCTGATATAGGCATTGATCTAACCATAATAATAACTTGTCCTGTCTTTTCTAATGACTTCTTAAATAATTCTTGATGACCTTTGTGCCAAGGTTGCCACCTTCCTAACATTAACGCGGTAGGTTTATCCCAATCGATCATGGATCTCCTTTATGATGTGGTTATAATCAAAGTTATTAACTTCGTAATCAACTTGATCAGGTATTTCAAATAGCTTATTAGTATCCTCAAATCTTCCAGATTTAATTGTATTCATCCAAACTTTTAAATCATAGTTTTTTCTATAAAGATTAAAAGGACATATAAAATCTACAACACAGGTTTTAGCTGCAATCTGACACAAGTCTTCCATTCGTATAGCTTGTCTTAATCGTCCACGTTCAGTAAAATCCCAGTCTTTAAATAATCCTCTAATTTCATCCGCATTGAAATGAGGTATCTCTGTGTCTTTAGTTAATTGTTTAGCAAAGGTAGTTTTACCTGATCCAGGTAATCCAAATATAAGAATCTTCATAAATTTATAGCTATTGTTATTCTTTCAAAATCTGTTTTTTGTTTTTCCACCATATGTCTCATATAAGATCGAAAGATTAATAAACTATTTTCTATAGGGTTAAAATAGCATCGTTTAAAACTTAAACTATTTAATTCCTTTAAATTTTTTATAGGCATCATGTCAGGTTCTGTAGGGTTTTCAAAGATGATTTTTGCACAATCTTTATTTGATTTAAGAAAGAAAACAGCACTATACGTATGCCCTGCATGACAATGATATTCTTGCTCATCACCTTTATTATATATATTTAACCATGCATCTTTTGTTTTGTATCTATAGTCAGAATTATGAGCCTTATTAAATTCAAATACTTTATCTTCAACAGTATTTAAAAACACATTAAACACAGAATCTGTTTTTAAATCATAAGTATCTAAAGTATTATAAGGTCTTAAAATCCAGTTTTCCCCACCACTATTAATATTAGATTGTATTCTTTTTGCATGTTGTTGTAAGTCATTTAGATATGAATTAGCTAATACGTCTTCAGCTATATAAAAAGCTTGAGGGAAATATGTAATAATTTTATCGGTCATCTAATATTAAAACTTATAACTGTTCTATCTTCTGTTTGATTTTTTATTCTATTAGATCCGTGTCTTAACCAACTTGGAAATATTAATAAAGAACATAACTTAGGTTTAATATAAAACCATTCAAAAGAAAAGTCTTTATCTCTTTCATTTTCCATAAAAGTAATAAATGGATTAGGATTGTAAAAATATAAAGCACTACTGTTTTCATCAACATTGGTATAAATAACACCTGATAATACAGAATTAGGATGTGTATGTTCTAATAAAACAGAGTCTTTTTTTTGTATATTAAACCAAGAAGTAGTTATATTGTTTTTATTGTGTAAACCAGAGTATTCAGTATATCTTTTTGCTACCTCTTTAATTCTTTCATTAAGGTCTATAGATAGTATATCTAATATATTACTTTTTAGATGACTTGATACAGAATCACCAGTTAATAAATTATGTTTATCTTTTAAAGAATGTTGTAGTATTTCTTGTTGAATAACTTTACATTCTTGTTGACTTATAAAGTCGTCTACCTGTCGAACTAAAGTAGGAAATATTTTGTAGTCTTTATCATTCATCGAGTAACAATATTTAATACTATTCTTCTTGTGTTATCTGTTTGAGTAAACCCTTGATGCATAATCTTATTATCAAATATTATCGCTTGGTTTTCTTTAGATAAATATTCTTCATTATTAATAATAGTTCCTCCGTTACAGGTATTAAAATTAAAAATTGTTACATTTAACCCATCTACTGCTATTCCATTAGCATCTGTGCTATCATTATGTTTTGCATGGATTATTTTTTTGTTTTGATTAGTATATAGATTTAATTTCATACGAATTAATTCTTTAATAGGAATATGTTTATTTAGAAAATAAACAAAAGGATAAAAAGCTTCAAAAAAATGTGACTTAAATCCATCTTTAAATAATGTATGTGTAAACATAAAATTGTTATCTAAAGCATTTCCTTTATTATCTGAGGCTGTTCTAAAATCCCAAAACCAAGGAAAGCTGTTTCCTTGATTTAACAAACTTTTTAGATTCTTGTAAAAAATATTAGGTAAAAATTCATCAACTACTTTAACCATTTTTATTAAACCAGGCAGGAAGTCCTAAATGAGGTCTACCATCATAAATATTACCTTCTTTATTATTTACATCGTTATAATGTAAAAACACTTGAATACATTCATTACCTTGAAAAGGTTCTCGCCAATGTTCTAGCTCACAACCTCTATAAATTAACATGTCTCCTTGATTTAAATCAATTTTTAAACCTCTAGAATTCGATTGCATATAATCACCTTGTTGATCAAAAGTACCTAATCTTGAATCAGGCTCTACGTATATTGGCCAAGGGTCTCCACCTAAATTTAAAGTAGTTGATATTTCACAAGATAGTCGATCCTTATGTTTTTTAAGATCGTGTCCTTTTTCATATATTCTTGCATAAGAGTAATTTGGTTTTAGTTTTAAACCTGTTCTTTCTTCCATAATCGAATGCATATTAACTAATAGCATTTCCATCATTATATCTCCATAACATGAATAAGCACCTGGTACTTGTTTATCAAATCTAGTTCCGAACTCATCATGGTATTGAGAAACAAAAGTATACTTTAACATAGTGTCGTATGTTTGAGCTTTATTCTTAAAGTACTCACTAAACAAGTTGCAGTAATCTTGTCTCAATACGTTTTTCAATACATCAAATTTATTTTTCTGAAAATTATTCATATATGTTATAATCTTTCAGTTTTTCTAATACTTCTTTATTAAAATAATCTTCAAGATTTAAATTAATTTTTTCTATTTTATTTGTACGAATTGTATGTAAATCAAACTCCATTATACTATCATCATAAGCTACATTATTATAAGATAGTTGTTCTAAGTTAGTATACTTGTGTTCAAATTTAGGTAAGTCAAAAAATTTATATATCTCTTCAATAGTTTTCTTAATATCGTTAACTAAATCATTATATTCTATTTTTAAAAAACTTTGTTCTGTTTTAACAATATTTCTTGCAGAAATAATGTCTTGTTTTAACTTTCCTGTTTTATCATCCATTAAATTTTTTACAATTTGCTGATTATCCCCTGCTTTCTTAACTCTTAAAAAGGAAGCTAAAACTTCTACTATTGGTCTGTTTAATATCAAAAATTTAGGATTAGGTTCAAAGTATTTTTTTAATATCTCTAGGTTCTTAGGTATACCCCAAGGACCTCTTTCAAATATAAATTCTGCATCAGTATTATCATAATAATGCTCAAACATTTTAGTTATAAGGTTATCTACTGTTTTATGATCTGGTATATTTAAAAAAAGTTTACTGTCTTTTATACTATAAATTCTCCATACTAATTCACACAATAAACTATTAGGACTTACTTTTATTTTAGGGTTTTGATTTAAAATAGAGCCTAATAAAGTATTTCCTGTTCTTGGAAGTCCCGCTAAATAATATAGTTTCTTTTTCATTGTATCTCCTTAAAGCTTATAATGTAAAAAATAGGTTAAAGTCAATCTTGCATTTTCTGGATCTGTTCCATGGTTGTTTATTGCCATATGCTGAGTACCTTCATTAAAAAATACTCCTCTATTATGAATAAAATTAACCATAGCTGTTTGCCTATATTCAAACTCATTTCCATCATCTCCTATAATTTCATAAAAAGCTGTACCTGATTTTTCATTTGTAGGAGATAAATATATTAAAACAGTATCTCCAAAATCTCTATGAATCCAATCTTGGCTATCATCTAAACGCATTTGAGCATGACCACAAATTTTTCTATATTTACTTAAATCAAGTTCAAATTTATTTTTTATATTAGCTAGTACTGCATAATATAAAAAAGGATAATCTTTATCTAAATAATTAGTTCTATATCCTGGAAAATTATTAAATTTACCAGTTACCTTTTCAAAATCATCTTTATTGTAGTATTTTAATTGTTTACATAATTGATAATAATCTTGTGAAAAATCTAAAAAATCATCTACAATTTTAATCATAATCTAAAAAGAAAGGTTGAATTATTCTAACATCTGAGGTTTGCTTTAAACTTGGTTGATGCCAAATATTGTTTTTATAGAATAAACATCTATTTATTTTAGAGCCAACAATAACAGAAGGATTATTTATTGATTCATTTTCATAAATAATTGTACCGTCATCAATATTGTTTGTGTTTAGATAAACTACACCAGCTAAATCACATTTTTTATCTTGATGTGGATTAAGTCCTTCTTTAAAAATGTTTGAGTTTTTTAACTCTTGTAAATATGTTTTTCTAATATAGGTTTTTAACATCTTTACTTTAATATTTTTATGTGACTTAAAAGACTCAACTAAACTTTGAAATATATAATTATTAGGTTTTAATATTTCAGTTTCATAACAAGGATACTTATCTTCTGTATTACCTATTGCTTCTGAAGGTTGATAAGTTTTTGTATATGTAAGATTATCTATAAAATAACTTATCTTATTAAACTGTTCTGCATTATAAAAATTATCTATTATTTCCATGGCTGACCTAAATGCCATGTCACTAAAGAATATCTAACTCCTCTTGTTACAGGTGTAACTTGATGCCAATTAAAAGACGGAAAAACAATTATAGAACCTTTTTTTCTAGCTTCATTTGCAGTCATCACCATTTTTTCCCCATCTTTAGCAGTCAATAGTTTAAACTGTAAATCTCCACCTTCGTATTCTTCAGGATTATTTAATAAAATACTACAAGATAGTTTTCTCATTTTGCCATTATAACTTTTATCTTTATCGTCACCATATACTTTATTTAAACAATCTTGATGCCAACCATAAAACTGACCTGGTTTATATTCTGTAAATTGTGCAGATTCTGTCCAATCCCATTCAAAATTCCAACCAGCGTTTTCATTAGCTATTTCTACAAAAGGATGGATCATTCTATAAATCCATTGTTGATTTAACCAAGCTATATCTGAGTGTCTTTTTTTATGAAGAGCCTCTATTTCTTCTTGTGTATGAGTTCCTGCTTTATCACCCATATTACCAATATAAGCTTTATGTCTTTCTACACCTAAACCTGATGCTAATACAAGATCACAAAATCTTTTTGGCAATACTCCATCAAACCACCAATATTGATACTCCAAATTCATTGGTTATTGTATAACTAAATGTGACTTAAAAGTCTAGATTAACTTGGCCAGTTTCCGCCGATTCTTGCTGTGTATTGAGCTTTAAGTGTCCAAACTCCAGATGATCTAGAAGGTCCCGCTTGAGGTTCATTAATATAAACACCTCCAGGGCCACCCGCTCCTCCATCAGATCCGTACGAACTTCCACCACCGCCACCAGAACCTGGTGTTCCAGCTTCACCGATGTCTCCGCCGCCGTTACCGCCAGCACCACCACCTGTAGAACTAACACCTCCTCCAGCAACCCAATAATTACCGTCTGGTTCTAATTTACCAAAAGTTTGTCCTGGAAAATACGGTGTAACATTTAAACCATCGCCTCCTGGTCCTGGTCCACCGCCTGCTGCACTGTAACCACCGCCTGATCCTGAGTAACCGCCCCAGTCAACTGTTCCATTACCGCCTGGATTTCCTTCTCCGCCTACTCCAGATCCACCACTTGTACCTGGTGAACTTGAGAATTGTCTAGCTCCACCGCCACCTGATCCTCCAGGTGTACCATCTTTTCTTGGACTACTATTTTGTGCTGGTGGGTAAGGTCTGTTTCCTCCTCTTCCACCACCTGTTGTAGATATAGGAGAGGCAGCTCCAAAAGAAGAACCTGATCCAGAACCATTAGACCAAGGAAAAGGTCCATCTCCAGCTCCTCCTGCTCCAATTGAAACAGGTACAGGTGAACCTGGTAAAGGATGATTTACTGCTAATCTTGCACCTCCAGCTCCAGCTCCTCCGCCTCTGTTTGCAGCTCCGCCACCACCACCGATAACTAATACAGTTGCATTACCTAGAGTTGGGTTAAAAGTTCCTGGTGAAGTAAAAATTGTAATTAAATCATTAATAACTGGATCATTTTCAGGACCTACAACACCACCTTGGTTATCTAAATTATTTTGACCTGCTTTATTAAATCCTGGTGTTAAAAAATTTGTAGACATTAATTACTCCTATACGTTAATCCATGTTTGTGTGTTAGGGTCATAATACTTATGCACAATAGTTCCGTCAATAGATCTTGAACCTGCCCATCTATTATTATCAGGCTCAAACCCCCAAGCTAAAGCATCTTCTGGAAAATTATTAGGATCATATGGAATTGATCTTCCTTGATCATCTACCGTAGGTTCGTCAATTATAGGAACAAAGTAGTTTGTAGGGCTTAGTTTCATAACACTTGCCCATGCTTGAGGTAGATTTTGAACAAATTTATCTGCAGTTGCATGACCTTCCCAGTCAGCACTTCTATAAATTATGTTATCGCCGTTTGCGTAAATACCTCTAGTTGTTGAATCCATGAAAGTTTGTTTCCATGCAACACCGTTCGCAGAATGAGTTAAGTTAGCCTCGCACCACGCTTCATTCTCAGCCCAAGTTCCTTGAACAAGTGAATCATCAACGATTTCAACTTTGATTACTATATTTTCAGAATCTAACTCTGCAAAGTAAGCCATAGCTTAAATGACCTCCTTATTAGCTTAATTCTTCGTAATTTATTGTAATTACTAAATCTCCGTCTGCACTAGCTCCTGCTTCAATATTATCTCCTTCTTCAAGATATAGAGAAGTGTTTTTATCTACAGCTACTAAAGTAGAATCAGCTGGAACAGCGATTGTACTTGCAATTGCAATAGGTGAACCACCTGACTTAGTGATAAACACTGAAGCGTCAGCTGAGTTTGTACCATCGATATTTGAAATAATAATATTGTTTATTTTATATACTTTACCTGAAGCTGCTGCGTTAGCAAGAATTTCAGTTGTTAAAGTAGTATCTAAAGCTGCTTGTAATGATTTAGCAGTAATTGTACTTACGTTTACTAGATTTGGTGCGGCCATTGTTTTTTACTCCTTATATTAATTTTAACCAAAGACTAAAGACATTGCAATAGCCTTACCTGTTGACGCAACATCTGTGAAACTTAAATTTCCAGATCCGTCTGTTGTTATTCCATTACCACTTGAGCCATCTGCTCCTGGTAATGCAAAAGATACACTTGATGATACAGTAGATGGAGCTTTAAGTCCTACATATTCTCCACCAGACGCATCTTCAAATCTTACTTCATTCTGATTTACAACATTGATTTGTGACATCTTACTAAACACATCAATGATATTAGTACCGTCAGAATATAAAACTTTTGTTCCTTTGTCAGTTGTAGCGAAAGTTGGTCCTGTTCCAGAAACAGTTTTAAATTCTACTGTAAAAGCTCCAGAAGTTCCATTTTCAACAACATATGTTTTTTCTATTCCATCTGGAATAGTTACAATTTGATTTCCTGTAATAGTACCTGTTAATTTAATAACAGCATTCCTAGCATTTGAAAGTGTTGCATTTGTCATTGCAAGAGCTGTAGTCTGTGCTCCACCTGCAATAGATACTGCTTCGTAACCTGCAATTGCTTGTTGTACTAAATTTAAATTTGTATTTGTTTTATCGCCCCATGTACCAGAGTTTTCCCCTGTTACCATAAGCTCTAGTTTTAAATCTGTTGAATAACTTGATGCCATAATTTTTATCCTTTATTAAATATTATAATTTTATTTGCATTAAGCAGCCTTGTCAACAACCGTCCAAGTTGGAGGTGTTCCAGGGTCAACTAATTCCCATGCGTTTAAACCAATTGTACCAGTAGTTGGTGTCATTGTCACTCCTGTAGGGTCAACTTCAGCAGAAGCTCCTGCTACAACACCTTGTAGAATAAAGGAAATTTCGATACCTGTAGGAGAAGCTATTGTGTTTGGTATTGCATCCTCATTTCCTAACAGTGAAGTTAATTCCAACCCTGTAGGTGATATATTAGCTGTTCCTGTAACTGTTACACTATCTCTTGGATCTACTTCCGTAGAAATTGTTAAATTTGTATTATTAACAGGTACTTCAACACTAGGTACAGCTACTTCTTCACCACCTATACCAATATCAGTTCCAACTCCTTGTCCCCATTGTCCTGAGCCAAACTCTCCATAACCATACGGTGCAGCTGAAGCTGTTGTTACTTGAACTTCTACTAATTCTCCACCAAACGCATTTCCTTGTGCAGATTGTAACTCTAAACCATTTTCTATAACAACAGGTATTTCAACTGTGCCCACAGCTTGAAAACTAACCTGTTCTCCAGATACTTGAACATTAGCATCTCCTGTTACAGTTTCTTGTCCTAAAGCTATAGTGACTCCATCACCAACGCCCCATTGTCCTGAACCCCAGTATTCAGTTCCCCATTCATCATGAGATGGAGAAGATACAGGAACAATAACAAGTTCTCCTGCAAATTCATTTCCTGTAAATGTTTGTATTGTGTTTAAAGAAGTAAGATCAACTTCAGCACTAGCTCCTGCTACTGCGGTAGCTGTTGTTGTATTTAATTGTTCTCCTGTTAGGTTAGCATCAACACTTACAGTTAATTCTGCAGAACCTTGGTCTGTATCCATTCCAGATATTTGACCCCATTCTGCATCACCCCAAAAATCAGAACCCCAAACTGTTCCTGTACCAGGTGTTGTTACAGTTACTGTAATGTCTTGAAAATCTTGACCCCAAACTAATGAGTTCCAAGTTAGTCTTCCCCATCCATCATTATTAAAAGCTTCAGGAGATCCTACTGTAGTGCTTGCTGAATTATCACCACCATAGCTTGAAGAGCTCCACGATGAAGCGCCATAGGCTGTAAGGCCAGCTGACGATACCTGTACTGTAATATCTGCCATCTGGCCTCCCTGTTAAATTATGCGATTCTTAAAATAGCTGACGAACTCGTAAAGTTTGGAAATTGAATTGTAAATGTTCCAGAAGTTGCAGTTTTATCAGCACCAAAATCTAAAACACAAACTGCTTTTTTAGCTTCAGTTGAGTTGTAAATTAAAGCACCTCTCGCAGTTAATGTTACACCTGTGAAAGATAAATCTGCAAAGTCAACGATAGCGACTCCGCCTGTTGCTAGTGAAACTTGTTGTGATTGTAATACACCACCTCCAGCTACATATTGTCCAGAATCTGCTACTTCATTTGAAGTTGTGTATGAAGTTGTTGCTGAACTTAAAGTTGCTTGTGATGTGTACAAACCTAATTTAAATACGTCGCCACCTGATTCTAAATCATGGATACCTTGAAGTATCTCTGATTTAAATGAATTGGCTACTGCTTGTGCTATTGCCATGTTGTTTTCTCCTTATTAAAATCTTTAATTATTCGGTGAAGGTGCAGGAATTTTTACCCTAGGCACTCCATCCGTATACTCGTCTCTACGTCTTCTGCCCATTTGCTCTAACGCAAAACTTTGTATAGATATATTATACTTGTCAGAATAGACTTTGTACATATCCATCGGGCCTTTTAAAAATTCATACGCATTAACCATAACAGCATTAAATAGGAGATCGGGAGCATTTTTTGATAAATAGGTCTGTGTATTTGTAGCTGATAATTCATCAGGTGAGTAGATATAACTTAATTGAACTTTGTATTGAGCATTTGGTGTAGGAGCCATAATCAATGTAGTCTCCTTCCAATTAGCATAATATTTAGGAACCCCGGTTGCTCCAGTTGAGTTATATTCAAAAATAAAACTTGTATCTCTCTTATCTAAATATTCCTTAGTAGTTGGGCTTTGAGTAGAATCATACACTAGTATTGATCTAACAATAATAGAAGTTCTGGTCGCTGTAGTTGCAGGAGAACTAGGTAAATCTAAGTAAGGTGAATTTATGTTTACATTAGCAGTAGCATATTCTCTTGTATAATCTGCATCTACCTCTCTAAAAATACGAAGTTCTGCATCTCTTACCATACCTTGAATGATAGAATCTGTTAAAACAGTAGAATCGACTTCTGTATAATCT